TGGAGTACCAGGCGTTGGTATCCAGGTCGGTCGCCGCACCGTCGGCCGCCGCGTTCAGCAGCGTCGTGTCACTCATCGTCGCACTCCGCGTCCGTCTCGGGTTCGGTGTCCGGCTCGGCCGGCTGGACCGCCGACACGCTCAGGTTGATCTCCGCCCCGACCTCCGGGACCTTCTCCGGCTCGCCCATCACTGCCCTCCGTGTGCCTGGTTGTACGCCGCCACCACATCGTCGGGGATCTTCCCCCGCGCCGACACGTCGTAGCCGGCATGCGCCGCCCACTCCCGGATCGCCGCGTTGTCGGTGGTCACCCGCGGGGCCGTGGTGCGGCCCTGCGGCGCCGCCGTACGCTGCCGCCCCGGCTCCGGCGACTCATCGGCCGCCTTCCGCCGCGCATCCGCCGCCCGCTCCGGGGTCACACCAGCCGCGGCCAGCCGCTTCTCCGCCGCCTTCGTGGCCTGCCCGTACGCACGCGCGTTCGCCAGCTCACCCTGAGCCTGCAACACGTGCGGCGCCGCCTTGTCCTTGGCCATCTGACGCCTCCTACGTGAACTCGTAGCCGTCGGTCTCGGTGACCGCGCCGCCGGGCGTCACCACCACCACGTCGACCGTCGCCGCCCCGTGCGCCGGGCTGGTGACGGACAGCTCACCGTCGCTGACCACCGACAGCGCCGTACCCGGAACCCCGTCGAACAGCACGGCGCTGGCGCCGGACAGGCCGGTTCCGGTCAGTGCGATCGCCGTCCCGCCCGCCGCGGCACCGGTGGCCGGGTCGAGCGCCGTGACCGTCGGCGCCGGGTACGCCGGCGACGTCGACGTCGCCGCCTCGATCACCTTGCCGAGCGTGATTGCCCGCTGATCCGCCATAGTTCCTCCTTGGCTGTTTGGGGGGTGAGGCCGGGGAGCTTTCGAGGCTCCCCGGCCTCACCCAACGTCAGCAACAGGTCAGCTGCCGACGAAGGTCGGCGGAACCAGGTCGGTACCGGTGATCTGCTGGTGCGAGTTGGCGTAGCGCCTCATGGTGTAAGCCATGTAGCCATAGAGCACCAGCAATACGCCCAGGTTGGCCGCCTTGGCCTGCTCGGCGCGGATGAACTGCGGCGCGTCCGGGTCCTCCCAGATGAACGACTCGTCCCGCGGCACCACCACCACGGTGTCCTCGTTGGTGCCACCGCCCAGGTTGGTCGGGATGTTGTTGTCCACGATGACCCGCATCCCCGACGGCAGCACCCCACGGAACCCCGAGCCGTACTGCTCGGCCAGGTTCTCCCCGCCGTGGCGCGGGTCGATGCCCGGCTGACCGATCAGCGGCCACGTGCTGACCATCTGGCTCTGCAGCCAGTACCACCGGCGCGAGTGCATGACCACCACGTCCGGGTCGGCCTGCCCCAGCAGCGCCGCCTCCGACGCCGACGCGCCCTGGAGGATCTTCGGGTACAGCTTGGAACCCGTCGGGCTGCCATCGCTCCAGGTGATGTCAGTGGCCACCGCCAGCAGCCCGGTCGTCGCCTGGTTGATGATCGTCGAGTCCAGCGTGGTCGCCCACCGGCGTTGCAGGTCCCGCATCGTCACTTCCTCGATGCCCGCGCCCCGCTCGATCGCCTGCCGGGAGATCGTCTGCTGGCCTGCCACGGTCTGCACGTTCTCGGTCAGCAGCGTGTCGTCCATGTCGGTCTCGCTGGCCGCGTCGTTCTCGTTGGCCTGCAGCGCCGTGGAGCTGGGCGTGGTGATCCGGCTGATGTTCACCGTCATCCCGGCCGGCGGCAGCGGCAGCGGGGTCATCGAGTCGGCGAACGGGCGCCTGGCCGCCACCGCCGGAGCGAACATTTCCGTGAGGTACTGGGGCACGGTGAGCCCCGCGAAAGCGCCGGTGCCGGTCGCGCGGGTCAGGTACTGACCGCGCTCGACCCGCTCCTCCGACATGTGCCGGGCCAGCCGGCCCTGACACTCCGGATCCTGGTACAGGAAGTTCCGGACCACGTCATGCAGGAACTCCTTGCCCCGTCGGCTGTTGCCCGGGTGGTACGTCCGCTCCTCCGAGCCCACCCGGGCCACCCGGTCATAGGCCGGCTTCGCCCCGGCGGTCGTGTGCGGGTCGGCCGTGCGCTCCAGCAGACCGGCCTCGATCTGCCGCTCCGCGTCCTGCGCCTCCTTGGCCCGCTTCAGCTTCGACGCGATACCGGCGATGTCCGCCTCCGCCTGCCCGCGGCGCTTCATCGCCGCGTCACAGTCCGCGTCCTCCTCGTCGGTCAGGTTCGCGCGGCCGTCGGCCTTGGCCCGGGCCAGAATGCCCTTCACCTCGGCCAGCGCGCGGTCGCGCCGCTTCGTCGCCTGCTCCGCCTCCACCTCGATGGAGAGGATCAGATCCTCGATGGTTGCCATATCGGCCTACTCCTATACGTGGAAACGGTTAGAACTGTTTCCCCGCAAGCCGCTGCGCACTTCAGGCCGGCAGAGCGTCGGCATGCACATAGAAGCGGCTCGACTTGGCCGATCAGAGCACCGGCTTCGAGAACCTTGCGGGCTTAACATCCGACTAGAGCGCCGGGTCGTACTAAAGAGAGGACAGCCAGAGCGGCTATCACCTATGACTCGATAAGCGCCTCGATGTGCGCGATACTGCGGCCCCTCGGCTGCTCCGGGGCCGGCGGGTCCACCTTCGCGGCCACGTCGGCCACTGCGGTGCCGGTCACATCCGCCCGGGCCTGCAACCGGGCCACCGCCGCGCGGGCCGCACCGGCCGGCAGATGGTCCAGGTCGGCCAGCACCTCCCGGGACCTGGCGCTCACGTCGGTGTACGGGTTCGCCCCGTAGTTGACCGCGGACACGTCGCCGCGGTCGATGTCCACCTCTGCGATCCGGAACTCGGAGAAGTCCTCACTCCAGCGGCCGGCGCCATCGGCCAGCAGGAACGCAAACGACATCTCGTTGACGTCCCGGTCTTCGATGGCAGTTACCAGGTCCGACACGTCCTGTCGCTTGGGGTTCACCCAGGCATCCACCTTCAGCCCGGCGTCATCCATCTCCAGGTGCAACGTTGGCTGTAGGCCTGGCGCCGGAACGGTCCGCGCCATCGTCAGCCCACGATGGTTCACGAGGAACGCCACGTCCGGCTCATCGGCCAAGGTCTGAGTAAACGCACCCCGCTCGATGACCTCCATGTACGGGCCGTAGCTGTCCCACATCTCGTACGGCTGCTCGACCACGCTCGCGTGACCCTGCAGGTGGTAGCGGCGCTGGCCGTTGTGCTCCACCAGCTCGGCGCGCATCCGGGCCGGGAACCCGGCCATCCGGGACGCGCCCACCCCCACCGGCGCCGCACGGCGGGTCACCCGGCCCGACCGGTCTCCGGCCGCCTCCGTACGCGCCGCCGCCGCCTGCCGGCGCTCCGCGTCGCTGCTGGCCCGCGCCATCACCGGCATGGCCCCCTCCGTCCGCTTGTGCTCAGCCCTGGGCGCGGCCTGCCGCCGCGGCGCCGGTGCGGCGCGCCGGCCGGCGTGGCGGAAGTCCCGCAGGTCATGCCGGACAGCCATCCGCTCCTCAAGCTCCGCATCCGGCGCCGGGCCGTCATCCACCACCACGTCGGCCAGGCCCAGCTGAACCGCCTCGTCGGCGAACGCCCACGTCTCGGCGAGCATCAGCTCCCGCCAGTCCGCGGTGGTGCCGCCGGCCTTCCGCCGGTAGATCCCGGCGATGTTGTCCGACTGCCGGTCCAGGAACGTCGACATCTTGGCCATGTCGGCGGCCTGCCCCCGCTCCACCCCGAGCGCGTCGTGGATCATCATCTGTGAGCCGGGGTGCATCCGCACCTCGTCACCGGCCATCGCGATCACGCTGGCGATGTTGGCCGCCAGCGAGTCCACCGACACGACGATCCGCGCCGGGTGCTGCCGCAGCGAGTTGTAGATGGCGATCCCGTCGAAGACGCTGCCGCCAGGCGAGTTCACCCGGACCAGGATCTCCCGGGCGGTGATCTCGTCCAGGTCCCGGGCGAACTGCTCCGCCTCCACCCCGAACGAGCCGCCCACCTCGTCGTAGATCCACACCGTGGCCGGTTCGTCGTCGCTCTCGGCCTGGTCGCGGATCGCGTACCACGGCAGCCGCACCTCTGCCAGTTCGGCCACGGTCAGGCCCTCACGCTGGGCGCGGGCGATGATCCGCGCCGCGGTCCGGTCCTTCAGGCCCTGAAGCCGCCGCACGTGGATGCTCTCGGTCAACTCAGCTCACATCCTCGAATCGTGGCGGCCGCGGCGCCGGCACCGCCGACCACGGCGACACCCGCTCCCACGGGTCCGGCTCGCGCTCATCCCGGGCCGTCGTCTCCGCGCTCACCCGCGGCACCCCGAACAGCCTCACGAACTCGGCCTCCTGCTCGGCGGTCAGCGGCGGCCGGTTGTCCAGCTCCCGCGCCTCGGTCACGGTCATCCGGCGGTGCATGATCGCCTCGTCGAGCATCTTGGCCCGCTTCTCCGGGTCCATCCGCAGCAGCGCGTCCGTGTTCAGCTTGACGAACCGGGGCGCGCTGAGCAGCTTGGTGAGGTTCTTCTCCCGCCGGGAGACCGCCGGGCCAAGGTGGAGGATCAGGAAGTCCAGATGCCGGCTGGTGATGTTCTCGTACCGCACCGAACCGCCAGCACTGACCGCCGCCTCGACCATGTCGGCCGGCACGCCGAGGAACCGGCAGATGTCCGCCAGGCCGTACTTCCGCCCCTCCAGCCACTCCATGCCCATCTGCTGGCTCTGCAGCGGGTTGTACTCCCAGTCCCGGCCGGTGACCAGCAGGTCGCCGTGGTCGAGGACCTGCCGGTAGCGCTCCTTGATCGCCGAGGACTCCTTCGAGTCCAGCGTCCGGGCGGTGTTCTTCGCGTGCGCCTTCGGCACCGCACCGCCGCCGAACCAGTCCAACGCGAACTGCTGCGCGCTCAGGTACTCACTGACCGACCAGGCGGCGTAGGCGATCGGCGACAGGCCCACCGGCAGACCCGAGACCACGTACTGCCGCTCGTGCCACACCTGGTCGGCGGTGTACTCCACACCCTTGACCCGGTACTTCAGCTCCCCCGTCTTGGCGATCTCCCGCACCGTCCAGTCACCCAGACCCTGCAGGTCGATCCGCGCCGGCTTGCCGTTGCCGTCCCGCTGCGTCACCAACCCCAGCACGTTGCCGGCCCGGTCAAGGTCCACCTGGGAGGCGTACATCCAGTCCTGGTAGTCCCAGCGCGCGCCGCCCGGGTCGACCAGTACCGGCGGGCGGGGCACCTCCACCGGCCGCATCCCCTGAACCCGGCGCATCACATCCAGCGGGAACGTGCTGACCAGGTCCGCGCGGATCCGCAGGCACGCCCAGACCGCCGAATGGCGCATCGCCGAGTCCGACGTCACCGACACCACGCCACGGCTGCCGGAGCTACCCGGCCGCGGCGGGATGTCCCCGTCGAACAGCGGCGGGCCGGTGACGGTCGACGTGCGGCGGTGGAACAGGCTCACCGTCCACCACCGCCCATCCGCTCAGCCAACGCCGACCCGACCAGCAGCACCCCGCCGGCTGTCGCCAGACCCCACCAGCCGATCCACTGCGCCACCCCGGCGCCGATGCCGGCGGCCACCGCGAGCACCCCGAGCACGTCCAGCGCGTCAGTCAGCACAGTGCGCACGGGCCGCACCAGTGGCAAGCGTGAGCTTCGTGAAGCTCCATCTCGAAGACCACATCACTGAGATCCGGCAGCGACTGAACGGCGTAGTCCGTCAGATCCACCGGCGGATAGTCCGGCACAACCTCACCGGGGGCAGGCGTAGGGCACCACCACAGCGTCACGTCACCGCCCCCTCAGTAGAAGCTCTCCAGCACGTCGTAATCGACCTCGCCGACCAGCTCACCCCACGCCCCGTGCAGCCACCGCGCCAACGTCAACGACACGATCGGACCGATCTGCCCACCCGACACCCGCGGCGACCACGCCACAGTGTCAGAACCCTGCCGCACCTGACCCACCGCCGCCGCATCGTCCAACGGCTTCGCCGGCCGCACCCGCAACGACCCCTGCCGCACCGCGTCGATCATCTGCCCGCACGCCGCCGCCATCGTCGTCGGCGTCATAACCGCCACATCACCCCGGGACGGCTCCTCCGGATCCTCCGGCACGCTCAGCCCGACGTCGGCCAGGTCATCCCGCAAGCTCTCGTAGGTACCCCGGCCCATCGCCACCCCGATCGGGTCCAGCGCCGCCCGCAGCTCAGCCAACCGGTCCGGCAGCCAGTCCACACCCGGCCGGTGATCCACCAGATGGCCATGGCCCAGCTCGTCGGCCCGCAGCCCGAACACGCAGATCGACCCGAACTCCCGCAGCGGGTCCACGTCCGCGCCGATCGCCACGTCACCGACCCGGGTCGAGTCCGCGTCCTGCAACGCCCGCCACTCCGCCTCAGAGATCACACCCTTGACCATCCGCGACTGCTTCCGGTTGCCGTACGCCCGGGCGAACTCCGCCGGCTCCAAGCCACCGTCACGCTCGGAGCGGATCGCGGCCATCGTCACCGTGTGCCGCCACCGCCGACCCGCAGGTGCGCACCGGCACGGCGGCGACGGGCACAACGCCGGCATGAACCCGAAGTAGCTGGCATCATCGGCCGGGTCCCACCCGTCCGGCGCCGACCACTCGAAGTAGGCCACCCCGGTGCCGGTGTCGGCCGCGACCGCCGCCCGGCCGGTTTCCACCTTCCGGTTCAGGACGATCGACTCATCCGTGCCGGCGGTCGAGCACACCAGGATCTGCGCGTCCGGGACAGTGATCATCGCCGGGCGCAGCCCCTGCTCCCGCCGCTCATCCGTGTCGTGCCAGATCTCATCCAGCGTCGCCTGGTGCACGCTCTTGGAGTGGCCCGAACTGGTCGAGGTCGACAACAGCCGGATCAACGAGCCGGTGCGCCACCGGATGGACTCGTTGCCCATCCCCTCGTTGATCTCCAGCCGCGAACCCCGCCGCGACACCAGCGCGCGGATCGCCGAGTTGCGGATCAGCGGGAACAGCTCGTCCAGCCACTTATCCCTGGCGTCCTTGCCCGACTGCGCGGTGAACACCGACCGCTGCGGATGCACCCACCGCGCCGCGTTGCACCGGTGGATCTGCCACGACAGGAACAGCGTCGTCTTGCCCTGCTGCCGCGGCACTGTCACCCGCACCTCGCGGTAGGCCGGCAGCCCGGTCACCGGGTCGATCTCCCCACCGACGTCGGCCGCCAGGCACTGCCACGGCATGAACGGCTGGCCCAGGTGCTCGGCCACCGCCGCGATCTCCGGGCCGAACGTCTCCCGCTCAGGCCGCCGGCGTGTCGCGAACCGGGGCGGACAGGTCAGCGATGAGACGACCGGCTCCACCATCGTCGTGGTCACCAGTCAGCTCCTTTATCAGCTCCCGGTACTCCCGCCACAGCTGCGAGCGGGCCGGCTCGGCGTCCAGCGCCGCGGCGATGCTGCGGACCGCCTGGACCCGGGCGGCGTCGACCTTCTCCAGCCGGCCGGTCGACTCCAGCGCGGCCAGGGTCTGCTCGATAGCATCGACGTTCGTAACCCCGGGAGACATCGACGTTCCTCCCGCAAGATATTGACACGCGTCGCGGTATAGGCCGACCAAAGTCTATGTCCGCTTTGCTCTCAGGACGGTACTGGGAACATAGCCAGTACATGATCGGGAACAATCCGGACATTGACGGGGCTGTATGTAAATCGCGAGGGTTGAC